ATGTTTTAAGTCACCGAAGTATAGTGGGTGTGATCCAGAAACATCAGGTAACCATTTATCAGCAATACGAATTACAGGTTTACCATCGATTAAGTACTTATCTGGGCTAGTAACATCTGGTTGCATTAAGTAACGACCATTTGCATCTTTCAATTTGCTCAAGATGTTATATCCAGATTGGTTAGTAATGAAGCTAGATGTGCTTTCAATTGCTGGATCAAGAGTATTGTTTTCTAAGTCCTTGATATCATCGAACTTAGAAATAGTTGTTTTTTTAGGAGCTTTCCCCATAACTTCAAGGATCTTAGCATTACGAGTAACAACATCTTTCTTGGCTGCCCAGTTAACCAACCATTGAATGATGTTATCTACAGTATCCTTTAATAAGGTGTTAGTAACAGTAGTAATACCAGCATAACGATGGATTAAGTATTTAACTACTGTTAATTCTGGATCATCGTTATCACCAATTAAGGCAGTTTCATCATCTAAGTCTTTTAATGGGGTAATGTCTGCTAATTTTTCGTAAACGCGAGAACCATGTGAAGTAGTAACGTTTTCAACATTTACTAAACTTTCAAGAGAAGTAAATGAACGAGTTAAAGTTCTAATTTGTAATTGAATATCTTCAGGAATAGTTAAACCAGCATTACCAGTACCAGTAGTTCCAGAAGTTACTAAGTTCTTGAAGTCTTTAACGAATTGGTTCTTCATGGTTTGAGCATCTGGCTTACCATCTTTAACAGGCAATGGCTTTTTGTTAACAGGTTCAGCATTCAAGTTAGCTCTAGCATCTTCATAAGCTGACTTAGCTAATTCATGAGCTACTTTGGCATTCTTTAAGCTTTCATTTAACTTGGTAACTTCATCTACAGAGTGAGAAGATTCATCTTTACCAAGATCAACAACGATTTGTGCGCGTTTATCTTCTAAGTCTTGTACCTTTTGACCTGCCATATCAAACGCGTCTTTTAATTGATTGATATTCATTAATCTTAATTTTCCTTTCCAAATAAAATAGCCAGCTTCTTTTGAAGTCGGCCATCATTCTTTTTATTTTCTTTCGGTAGAGGTTTAACGACATTCTTGGTCGATTGATTATGAAGTAAGTTCTTGATCTTATTAATCATATCCGGCTTAACTGATAGTGAACCATCTGCATTTACTAAAGCAGGTTGTTTACTATCTTGAAACATAATTTCGTCCGCAAAGCCTTTATCTACTGCCTGCTTAGCATTCATCCAAGTAGTATTACACATTAATCTGTAAACTTCTTGCTTATCCAAACCAGTGCGTTGACTATATAGATCAACAAACGACTTATCAAGTGAATCTAAAGCATTTAACGCACTAGATAAATCATCGCTGTTACCCATAGAAATTGTAGAAGCTCTATGGATCATCATTTGAGCAGTTGGAGACATTTCTACATGGTCAGCAGCAAGTGCAATCCATGAAGCAGCAGAACAAGCTTGACCAGTAATTTTAGCTGTAACATTGCCCTGATATTCCTTAAGTGCAGTATAAATTTCACTTCCTGCGTCCACATAGCCACCAGGAGAGTTAATTTCAAGTGTTACGTCTGATCCACCAGCGTCATTTAAAGCCTGCTTAATAGCCTTAGGATTAATGCTCTCATAGCCTAAATAATCATAGACGTCAGCATAATCACTCGGAATCACTTCCCCGTTCATTTGAATCGTTACCATCATCATCACCTCCCTCTTGTTGCTGAATTAGTTGAATTGCTTGTTGTGGTTTCTTCTCTGGATCAGGTAGATCAGTAGGTAAGTACCCAGAATTTTGCAAAATAAATCGAGCTTGATTGCCTGCAATTGTTCCATCTTTTGCTAAGCCTGAAATAGTACTTGCATATTGGTCTCCCATCGCGTCAATTGCAAAACGAATATCAGCCGAAATATTAGCGTGAAGCTTATCATTTAACTCACTAATAATTGCTTGAACATAGCGATTTAAAGATTTAGCATATTGACCACCAATTTGAGTAATTGAGGATTGCTGATCGCCTTGACCGTTTAAATAACTGTCTGGTACGCCATAAACTTTTGCAATTTGATCTCTAGTCCAATCAACTTGATTTAGAAGACTTGCAATATTGCCTTTCATTTCTAATGGCTTGTACTCTTCAAGCGCGTCAATTACTACTGGGCCGTCTGACTCATGAATCTGTTTTGAAATTTCTTTCGATCTTGCAATTCTTGTCTTAGCGTCAAGTAAACCACCATGTTGAATACTTAACACAGCGCTAGCAGTAACAGACTGCTTTAATGCTTTTAAAGTTAAGGCATTAGAAGCGTCTTTGATCTGCTGTTCATTGACTAGAGCAGAGAGTGGTGAGACACCAGTTTTACCGCCATTCTTTGACAATAATCTAATATGAATGACATCGGAAGCTGGTACATTTTCCATATACCCAATTGCTGGTTCATCAAAATTAATGTTGTAGATCAAACCAGACCCATCTTGCAATAGCATTGGTTGCACTTGCGAAGGTCTTAAATATTCCCACGATAAATCAACGCCATTCGTATTCTTATGCCTGTAAGCATAGCAATTTCCATCTAGTAAGAGTTGAGCAAACATTCCTTGCCAGAAACTATAGCCATTAGTGGTTACGCTTGGATTACTAATAATTAATTGCGATCTGTCAGAGTCAGCAGTATAGCGAACCATGGCTAAATCGCCTGATAATTGCATAATCAGTGAGAAAATATCCGAGTTCTTAAGCGCTGTATCTGCAGAAACATACTTCTGTGCTTCGCCACCTGTTAGGAAGTTAACCCAATCAGGATCATTTAGAGAAAAGCCTTGAGAGTGAGATTTATTTAATTTTAACAGAGGCATTATTTACCACCTCCTTTCTCACCACCTGCTGCGATAAGTTCCACTAAATAACCAGAAATTAAAAAAGCTACACCGACAACGATGTAACCCAATGGTTCATTAATTTTAAAAGCTCCGAAAGTAATTGCTGCAAGCCCTGCAAAGTAGAAGATCACATCAATATACTTCCACAGCTGTTGTTTTAATTTAGTAACCAGTGTTCTCACCTCCTAATAACCCCGAATTTGGATTTTTAAACCAATCCAATACCTGTTGTTCTGTCATTCTGTCTATTTCAGTATCTTTATTGTTTAAGTCAGCATTTTCATCAAAGTAATACATCCCTTGGAATAGTGCATCAATCAAAGCATCAACAACGTCAATTTTCAGAGTTGCCTTATCCTTATCTACTTGAATACCAATCTTATCTGCTTTGACTACCGCGTTTAATAAAGCTTTCTGCATTACTGGATCATTAGGGATGGTTACTTTGTGAGTAACAAAAAGCTCCTGCAAAAACTTAGTAGGATTTGCAAGAGCTGATGTTCTTTGCTGAATATCCATAATGTACCAGTCGGTATTTACATTAAGTGATTCGGTAATGTTTTTAACTTGATAAGAACCAAATCGATCATAACCAAAGAATTTAACTTTCAATTGATGCTGTTCAACATAATTAAGCAACCATCTATAAATCTGTTCAGGGTTAATAATCCCCTGTGGGTGTGCCGTAATCGTACAATATTCAGGATACTGTCGATAAGCAATTCCATCTTGTTTTTCTTTAGCTTCAATTGAGCCGGCATGTTGCCAAGGAATAAAGCTGTGCTGTTCAAAATGGAATTTACCATCATCATATGGATACACAAAACCTATTGCTGTATTATCTGAAAACATTGAATAGTCAAATCCAATAAATACTTCTCGACCATCAATTTTAAAGTCATCATCTACAGCGTCTTCAACGTCTCTTAAATTTAAATAGCTGTCTGTAGACTGTTTTAGCCATAGATTTAGGTTCTTGGTTTGAAAGTCTGAGATATTACCAGTTAGCAAGTCGCTATCACGTTTGTCTTTCAAGCCTTTCATTAGATTGTCGCGTTGATCTGGCAAATCTAAGAGTGGGTTCGATTTAACCCATGTTTCAGGCTTGTAAGTTTCATCTAAGCTATCTTGCGACCAGATTAAGCCTAAATAGCTATCTGCATTCCTTTTCCAATCTTGCTCCATAGCCTGAATAACCATCTTTTGATCTTCATGGAATGGAACTGTGGGATCAGGATAAGAAGTAGAAATTTGAATAAACTGATGGTTAGGGACTTTTACTTGCCCAGAAATAATCTTGCTCACAATTTCTCGTGATTTAACTTCACCAATTTCATCAAATATAGCTGTTCTAAAGTGATAAGAGTCATATTGTCCCGCTTCAAGACTAATTGCACGCAGAACATTATTATTTTTCTTCATAATAATTTGATCCGATTGAATATAAAGATTTACTTCACTTGCGTAACTCTTAAAAGGTTCACTTTGAATAATTTTTCGCATCATTGAAGCTACATAACCAAACAACTTCATAGTTTGCTTAAAATTGATAGAAGCTACTAAATAATCTTGATTTGATAACCCAATGCTCTCAATTAAAAATGAGTAGCAAACTAAGATAGCCATTTGATAGGTCTTACCTTGACCACGCGATACAGAATCAATTACACGAGTAAATCGTTTGTTGTTATCTTCATCACGCCAGCCAAACATAAGAGCAAAAGTGAACTCCTGCCATTCCATTAGTTTAGTTGGGTCTCCTGTATCGACATTAGGACAAATTCTAGCAAAGGTCAGTAAATTGTTAGCTGCTTCCACATCGTAATGATATGAAAAATCTGGGTGTCCTTGTCTTTTTAGATCCATTAAATGCCGAAAACATGCAAGTTTTATCTTATATCCAGCTATTTTTGTGCCATTTAAAACAGAAAATGCGTATAAAGTTGCAGGGTCACGATATTTAGCTTTAATATCTGACCAATCGATACTTTTATATGCACCGATTACGTCATGAGTTTGTGTTAGATCAATTTTCAAAAGATCATCTCTTTCTAAAAGAGCGCTCGGTCTGACAAGAGCGAGCGCTCTTGCCTTGGCGTTACGACTTGATTGCGATGATGATTAATAGTAAAATAATTAAAAGAAGAATTAATAGTTAAAAGGCTAACTCTATTTAATCTACTAAGCATAGATTTTTTAGAGCTAGCTTTTTTATTGTTTAAAGAACTCTTTCATAGATTCAGCAACTGATTTTTTCTTCTCTTCAGGTGCATTCAGTTCAAGCATTTCACTTCTAGCGCGAGGACTTAAACCAAGCTCTCTACCAATTGAATTCAATTTACTCAATGCATCTGACATAGTCTGTACAGCCGGATTTTTCCTAAATCCCGCAAAATCTTTTGCTACAACATCACCTGTAACGGGAGAAACAGTAGTTTTATACATTTTCTGCTGCAAACCATCTTTTTTAACTGATTCATAGGCTCTGCGGTAAATGTCATAACTTGAACAATATTGCTGTAAAAGATATTCATCTGCACGCAGAACTTTCGAATTTTTGTTTAAATAATTCGCTAGTTTTGGCCATAATCTTTTTCCGTAAACATCGAGCCATTTCGGCGCTTGTGTAGGAACTTTCGGCCTTGATAAATCAACGTTTGTCAGTTTAAGCCCCCCTTTCAAAAAATTTTAAAAATCAACTTTTCACACAAGATGACGGCTATGGTGCGGCTCTTCCATTCTCGCCACTAGGCGGGGGCAAAATCAATTTAAAACTCAATCGAGTATGATTGCTCATCAAAATTTAAATCGTCTCAGATCGCAGTTATTTGCCATCTCGCACATTCATCAATTTATTAATTAGTTCAATATCTGTAATGGCTGGTACGTCTTTCAAAGTATTATGAAGACCAGTTCCATAGTATTCTTGTTCCCAGCGTGTCTTCTTTGCGTGACAGTCTCTACAACACGTTACTAGATTGTCTACATTCTTCATTCTGCTTTGATCCCATTCAATAGGAACGATGTGATCGACAATGTTTCCGGGATTTATCCGACAATATTTGCACAAGTTAAAGTCGCGTTGAAGAACAAGAGCACGAAGCGACTGCCACTCACGAGAGTGATAGAACTTATTCTGCTCTGACTTAACAGAGTTGCGATAGCGAGTGACATGATTGTAGTGCCAAGTTGTAGCTCGTGACGATTGCCGTTTGCGATACTTCTCACGTTCTGTTCGATACTCTACCTCATGTTCGATGTGCTTAGCGCAATAGTAGTTTGGCATCATGGCAAAGGCATGACAGCCTTGATACTTACAACGTCTAACTCTTGGCATGATATTACCTCCACAACTTGAGAACATAATAAAAGAGCTCACCGTTTCCATAAGTAAGCTCTTCAAGTAGATATCGTTAAGCCGATGAGACTGACCGTCAGTCTCGGATAAGACCTAAGTATCGTGCAAACTAAATATTGACAAAAAAATAAATAATAAAAGCTTAGCGATATCTTATAGCCAGTAACGGAGTCGAACCGTTACTAGCCTTACATATTTGT